GCCATCTTTCGCTCCAGTCCCGCAAAAGGCGTCACCATCGCATCAAAGACCAGCACGCCATCCGAATCGCCCACGATGTCGGCAAGGCTCACGCTGTCAAGGGTCAAGCCCTCGCCGTGGTCAGCGCGCCGGATGTCGTACAGCACCTGGTCAAGCGTCTGGTCATAGGGAAGCGCATCGGCGTTCCATTGCGTGCGTCGGGTCATTGCTTCGAGTCCTTCATGGGGTAGGTGTTCTGGTTTCAGTGGCCGGGTCATATTCCCGTTCTTGAGCCACCACTTGAGCTGAGAAATTGAGGTGGGCACGATGCCGGCCAAGCCAGGCCAGTTGCGCTCGTAGCTGTCGGCATAGGCGCGCCGGGCGCTTTCCTCGTCGGGAAAGGCCAGCATCACTTTCGTCTCGTCGAAGCGGCCATCGATGTTCTGGTTGATGACGTAGGCCAGCTCGGACTGGGGGTAGAAGCCGACAAAGCAGTCCACCTCGTCCCCGTCATTGCCCTTGGTGCCAGCGAAGTAGCCGTAGTGGGCTGCCATGCGGCTGGTCCAGCGCTTACCGGAGGCATCCATGCCGGTGCGGTAGGTGCCGCGTGGCTGCTCGATGGCGATATTCAGGCCGTACAGCGTGACGCGGCCGAGTTTGTAGTTGCCCGCCTTGCACTGCGCATCGGTGGGGTTTGGAATCGGGTTGTTGCCAAAAGCGCCGCCGTGCGCCCCGGCTTCGATGTGGAGAAAGGTTGAACTGCTTGGCATGCGGTCATGGTATTGACCGCTGCCCTGCGAAATTGGGCAGTTTTCCGCCTGGCAAGCCCACGCCGCAGAGCATCTTTACATCAGGTGTAAAGACGGAAAAATTTCGAAATTTCGAAATTTGGCAATTTCAGGCCGCCACAGGCGCCAGCTTTGCAATGTCCTCGCGCACCGTGGCAATGGCTGCCTTGAGCGCATCCCGCTTTTCAGTCAACACCGCCTCCATTTTTGGCGCGGCTGTGCGAATACCGGCCGGTGGCTTGACCTTCGCGGCCGCCAGCTGCTTCTGGAACTTGGTGCGACCCGCATCCATCGCCTGGGCAATCTCAGCGATGGCTTTGACGTGATCATCCTGATTCTTGACCGGGATGACCTTGCCATTGAGCAGCACTTGATAGATGTCGCCCGACTGCTTGATCCGCATGATGACCACCTGGGAATCGGCGAAGGTCAGCACCATTTCACGGTAGCTGATTCCAGCCGTGCGCTTGATCGTGGCCACAGCCTCGCCCTGCACCACGCTGTTGCCGGCCCGAGTGAAATACTTGACCAGATCGCGGGTGGCCTTGTCGCTCTTGAGGCCCATGTCCTCGAACGAAAATACCAAATTCTTCATGCTGTCCACCTCAAAAATTGACAAAAAGCCTTGTGGCTATGTCGCTATTGTGAGGATGGCAGATACCTGAAGATGCCCATGTTTTCCGCTGCCGGGCGCCTCTTGGCTGGCGGCCTTGCGCAGGCTGATGATTCGCACAGCCGTTTCACGCAAAGTAAAAACCATCACCTCGCCCGGCGCATCTCTTCGCGGACCACCTGGCGCACCGTCTCGGCGATCTGTTGGCCACGCATGGCTTCGCGCAAGGTGGCATTGATCAGCGTCTGGTATCCGCGTCCGCCAGCTTGCGTGCGGTACCACGCTAACACGTCGGGATCTAGCGTGATGTTGATTTTTTGCTTTTTCAATGCGGCGCTGAACGCAGTGCGACCCTCGGCTTCGCTGACTTCCTTGCTCGCAATGCGCCAAGTGGCGCGCGCCAGGTCGGCATCCGTCAGCTCCGGCGCTTCGTCGTATTCCTCGGGCGTTATGGCGTGGGCTTCGGCCCGTGCCAGGTCACTGCCCAAAACGTGCTTGTTCGCGTTCATTGGCTTTCCTCATCGAAAAAATGTGGCGACTCTGGCCACGTTGTACATATCCCACCACCATCAAGCGACCCAGCAGCAGGCCCACGCACAGCATCCGTCGCTCGCCGTAGTCCTTGCGAATGTCTTCCCACTCGACTACAGCGCCTGCAAACACCCTGCCAGCATCGGCAAAGTCAAGGCCGCGATCTGCCAGAGCGGCTTGCCGTTTACTTTCATCCCAAGTTAATTGCATAAAGATAATTGTCTATCTAGCACCCAAAAAAAGCAAGATAAAAGTATAGATAAGTTTGCCTTATTTCGGTGGACTGGGGCGCTGGTCGTGTGGCTCATGCCAGAAGCGGGCTGCTTGTCGAGCGGCTACCAGATGCGCTACAAAATTAATAGCTGCTTGCGCTTACGGGTAGTGCGCTGGAGCTTGTTTTTATGGTGAATTTTGGATTCAACCAGCTGAGTCTTCCTGCGCCACGCCATCAGCCCAACAACCCCAAGGAGCCCAGCAAGGAGCACCGCAAAAGACGAAGCCCCGACGCTTGCAGGCGACGAGGCTTCTGTGAAAACCACCCCAATCAGTAAACAGAAGGAGCTTTCTATGTCGAATTCTACAGAGGTGAGCGCGACTTGCACAATCACCGTCCCATTTCATGGCGCAAGCCTACTTCTGATAGAGAATGAAGGGCAGCCGTACACCCCTATGAAGCCTATGGTTTCCGGCATCGGTCTGAACTGGTCCGGGCAGTTCGAGAAGGTCAAGGAGAACGAGACCCGGTGGGGTATTCGGAATATCCAAATACCTTCGACTGGCGGCATGCAGGGTGCCATTTGCCTTCCCCTGCGCAAGCTTCCGGGATGGCTTGCGACATTGGAGCCAAAGAAGATTAAACGTGCCGACGTGGCCGCCCGCGTTATCCAATACCAAAACGAGTGCGATAACGTCCTTTGGAAATACTGGAACGAGGGCGCGGCCTTCAATCCACGGGCGTTCTCGGTGAACCCAGGCGACGAACTGACCCAGGACGAGCAGGACACGTTGCGCGCCCTGCTTCAAAGCGCCGCCGAAAGGCTGCCCAAGGCGCAGCGCGGCAAGTTCATGATGCAAGGCTGGTCCAAGCTCAAAAGCCACTTCAAGGTGGCATACCGCGAAATTCCTCGCAGCGAGTTCAGCGCGGCGGTCAGCATCGTGACGCGGCATACGGTGGAATGGGAGGTGGTGAATGACGCGCCGCCGCAAACTGCCATCGAGCCCGATGCCGACCGTACCGCCTCGGCCTTCATGGCTTCGCAGAGCATCGGCGCGCAGGTGCAAAAAGCCGCGTTCAACGCCATTCTGGCCGGTGGCGACGACTGGAAGCACCAGCATTGGGAAATCTCCTTCATCACCGACAGCAGCGAAGCGATTCCGGCGCTGGTGCAAAAGATGGACGCTGACGAGTTTGTGATATCCGTGCGTCGGCTGACGCGCGACATCAGCAAGCCGGGCAGCACGAAGTTCTCCAGCGCAGAGCTGGCTCACCTGAACGCTGCGTGCAGCATGAGCCTGTCCGAACGCATGGAGCATCAGGACGAAACCCGGATGTTGGCCGCATAAATCAGCCAAACAACCCACCAGCGCAATACTGGCGGTCATAACCACCCAGCCCGCCGCGTGCGGGCTTTTTCAATGGGGCGTGGCCGTGTCAGCCGGACCGGGAAGGATGCCGCCGTGAACGTGTGTCTCGCTGATGTTCACACCGTTGTGTGTCAGGGTTCCGCTCTTGATGGCCACATGGGGCGCCTTGATCGTGAGCGTGCCACCGGCCTGCAGCAGCACGTCACCGCCAGCGATCAGGCGCATGACGGCTTCGGCCAGCAGCTCGACATTGGCGTGATGAAAGCGCCGCCACCCAGTCGAACTGCCTGCCATCGGGTTGCGCCAGCCGGTGATGATGGGATAGCGCGAGTCGCCGCCGATGAATGCCACCCACACGGTATCGCCCGGCAGGACTTCAATCTCGGTGGTGTGAGTACCCGCCCGCGACTTATCACCGAGGGGATACTCCAGCTCTGCCTCGGGCAGCACGTCGCCGCCATCGGTCAGGCCGGGAATTTCCACCCGGCAAGTGCGCCGGGCCGGGTCGTAGGTCTTGACGATGGCCGGGTAGCGGCCTGGCATCGCGCCGTAATCGCTCATTGCAGCGCGCCCATCCAGAGCCGGGTGTATTGGTTTTGGCCGTCCTCGCCATTTTCAAAGGCATGGGCGGCCGTGATGATGCACAGCGGCGGGCCGCCCACGAACTCGACCAGGTCGCCCGCACCCAGCTGGGCGGAATAGTCGATTTTCATGACCTTGCGCTGCACCAGGCACTGCGACATATTGCGCAAACGCTGCACATTGGTCTGCGGAGAAAAAAGCACTGAGCGCGGCTTGCCAAAGTCGCCAAAGATAAGCGCCCCATCGGCCCCGGTGGAAAAAAACGACGGGACTTCATGGTGCTCCAGGAATCCGCTGTCCAAATCGTCCGATGCGTTGTTGGGCAGGTTTGCCGCTGCTTTTTGCTTGAAAAGGTCATTCAAACGCACGAATTTGAGCTTTCCGGCTTTCCAGCGCACGACGCCGCCCTCTTCCTGAAGGATGCGGGCAATGTGAAAGCTCGGGGTATCGCCCACCAGGCAGGTGAATCGCGGAACGGGGAAGTCAGCATCTACGGCTTGAAGGCTCGCGCCGGCCGCCCGGTAGATCGCCGCCAGTGAAGCGTTTTCCTTGACGACGGCCCGCCCCCGAACAAAGGCCGCCTTGTGGCAGGCGTCCAGCATGGCCGTGATGCTCAGCACGGACGGCTCACGCGCGCCTTGGGATGCCCGCTGGGTGGCGCGCACCGACTTGACGATGCGCAGCACATCGCCCGCGCCAGTGGTGACGGTTTCCCCTTTGGCCAGCAGGCGGGCCAGCGCGTCATCCACCCGGATTTCAGCCTCCAGCGTGAGGGGAATGGGCGACAAGTCAGAGCGCAAAACGCTGGACTTGACCAGATCGCCGCGCAGCTGCTGGCCGCTGGGAAGGGAGAGGATCATGGGCTAAATCGTGATGATGACGCCGCAAAACGCCAGCCGAGGCAACTCAGCCTCCATTTGCGTGATGTCGCTGGCAATCTCGCCCGTGGAGCGCCCATACACCTCCATGCCCATGCTGCGCGAGGCTTCGAGCTGCAGCGCCGTTTCGCGCTCGACATAGAGCATGAACAAGGGGCGGATCAGCGCCCATTCGGATTCGCTCAGGTCGGTGCTGCCCGATATGAGCGGTACAGGCGCGGGCAGGGCCGGGAAGACCACGGGCGCCGGGATGCGCGACGTGATGACGGCATACCCCGCGTAGAAGCTGGTCGCCGCCATCGCCAGCGCCAGCACGGAGTCCGGGTCCAGCAAGTTGCCA